AGTCCTGTCTTTCTACTGACAGCAGAACCAGTATTGATCTGATACAATGTGCCATTAGAGCCAATAGCCAGAAGTTGTCTGTTACTGCCTGCATTATGTTCAACAACTGTTTCAACATCTCCTGAACCAATGCCAGTACAAAACGATGTATAACCTTCTCGCAATGTCACCTTTTCCACAGTAGGAAAAAAATTGCTCATGACAATAGCATCAGTTGGTTTCATAAAGTCTACTGAATCACGACTATTTAAACCACCAAAAGGGGCAGGTATGGAAGCTGATTTGACCTTATATTGACTTGCCGATTTTAAAGGCTGAAGCATTAACTGCTCACTCCATAATTGCCATCATTTAAATTGTAGCTGTAAGGTGAAACAACGAGCCTTCTAGCATCATCCATGCTCAGTAATGGTGCTGAACCCTGAGAGGCTACAGCCTGTCTAACCTCTAATTGATATTGTCTGTAATCTTCTGCGTAATCCAAGCCATGTGCTTGTTTAAAACGCCAGGTAAGACCCATTTCTACAAGATATTCTGGTAGTATTCCTGTGTCAGTATCTGCTGCCCAAGCAGCTTGTCCAGTACCACCAGATGACTGGCTATAATAGGATGATACATACTCAAATCCCACAGTCTGTGTTGACGATGGTGTAGGGTCTATTTCAAACTTTAATGCATTAGATGCTGCTTTTAATCTAAACTTTTCTGTTGTTCCAGATGATGCAGTTCCATGATTTTGCAACTGATACTGTGCAGGTGTCATTGGCCCTGTAAATATATCGTTATCGGATCGGTTAAAAGCTGTCTCATTGACCAATCTGTCAAAGTCGGCAGGAAGGGAATAAGCAGCCGTACCGCTAGAAGTGCTGAAAGTATGTTCTTTTAATAAGATAGGCCAAGCCGTTGTTTTCATCAGTTGCGTACCTTCTCTCTTTGCTAAAGCGAGTAATTGCCTTGCAATCGGATCGGTATTGTCAATTACTGTTACTGGTCTTTCAAAACCTGTAAAGTCAGCAACATTTTGGCATATCGTTAAAAGGGTCATTTTGTTTCTTTCTCTTCAACAACTTTTAATTTTGGTTTCGTTGGATTGGCTTTAATGTGCAACTTAGCTATTTCCTGTAATTGGATATAAACATCGCCCATAGCCTCTAAATCTGTTACTTTGGCTTTTGCCAAATCTTCTATTGTTTCAATTTCTTTGACTTCAAGTTCAACTCGCTTGTCCTCAGAAATGCCTGGTAATTTAACTAACTCTGTACCAGATACAGGCTTCTTTTCTTTTTCTTTATAAACAGCCCATTCTTTAGGAAATCTTTGTATATCCTGCGGTCTTACTGGACTTTCAAAAACATCTCTGGATTCTGTAATCGGTATGCGGACAAAATCACGCATCTGACCATTAAACATCTTTTTATAAAATAATACTTTCATAAACTCCCTCTTAAATTAGTAAGAGAGGCAAGTTGCCTTGCCCCCCTATAAATTGTTTTAGAATGGAAAATCACAGATGATTTCCTTATCACTGATGTCACAGGCTATGGCACACACATGACTAGTGTCAGCCGCTACAACATCCAGAGTACCATCGGCACTTCCAGTTGGTGTTAATGGGTCACCATCCGCACCTGCTGTAAGAGCAATAGTCAATGTGGCTGCACCCTTAATTTGAATCCAACCATACTGTCCATCAGTCATTACATTTGGTGTTACGCCTGCTCCAATCTCTATTGAATCAGAGAGATCGGCTGTTACAACATTATTCTTGTAACCATCTACATTATCTTCAACTGGTTTCGCAAAAACCAATTCGTCATCGAATGACTGCTTATAGTTATCCTATAAGATGAGACTATATTTTCTCCCACTGTTGTGGGGTTGTGTCCTTCCACTTTGCTTAAAGTGTACTTCCTTGCGGAATAGTCGTTGCACGTTCCTCAAATGAGGCTTCGCTCAGGATTGCCCTCGTCTTTACGTTAGGGGTTTCCCTGAATTCACACAATTTGCTTTTGTTTATTACTAAACAATGACCCTATTTAATTAAGGTGTAATAGTAGCAGACTTCGCCTGCCACAGATGCTGAAGCAGAACCTGCATCAAACTGAACATACTTATACAACTTGGTTGGTGAATCAATCACTGCCCCATGCTGTCCAAGTAAAAATTCTGCTGTGTCTGATACAGAACTTACGTCTATACCTAAAACTGGTGCAAAACTCATAATATACCTCCTTTATTAAGTATGTAAAACGCCTTGAAGACTTCTGTTAGAACAGGTTAAATTACCTGCCCATAGCATCGGTACTACAAGAGCATCTTGGTTAACAGACTGTCGCTGATCGCCAGGTACAAAATCTCTACCTGCCGCAGTTTCCAATCTTAGATAATTGGTGTTTAAGAAGTACATTCGCGTTGCTGCACATGAACTGTCAAAAACCACATCAGAATTTAAGTACTTAACAGAGGTAAAACCTAAGTCCGCCATTCTGCTATCTGAAACTCTTTGCAGAGTCTGTAGAGTTGCTAAGAATGTTGTATAAGGTGTATTACCTGCGACAATTAAGTCTGGTGCATCTGTACCTCTTACGAGGTTGATATATGCTCCATTCATGTCTGCCTGAATGTTAGTTGTACTAAACGCACTAGAAGTCGCTGTAGTTTGCGAATTCTGCCAGAACGAGTATGTAGAACTGTTAATTCCACCAACTGTTCCTGTACCTGCATCAGCTACTAATAACTGAAGTCCACCCACTTCTTTAGAAGAAGTACCTGTTCCATCACTAAATAATGATGTTGCAAGTGTGTTCTCCATTGACTTTTCCAGTACGCCAATTCTTGACTCTAACAGATTAATAATAGCTTCTGTTCCACTATTCTTTATCTGTTCTAATCCAGAAATTGTTACTGAACCTGCCAACTGTTTATAGTCGTATGTTGCACTTGTTAATACATCAGATGGTGAAGTATCTAGCACTTCATAGCCGTTATAGAACGACACTGTTCCATTTGATGCGTATTCTAACTCTCTTACGATGTCACGACCTGAGACTGTTGTCATGTTTCCACGCTCTCTCATTCTATTCAAAAGAGGATTATGGTTAGTGACGTTGTCTGAAAGACTTTTTGATCGATTGCGTAAGGTTGTCGTAATTATTTCACTCAGATTTGGAGTAGCCATAATTTTAAGCTCCTTTTGCTAATTGTTTTAAAGTTAAATCGATTGTTTCACGAACACTCATGCCACTGGAAACTGCTTCTACAGCAGGAGTTGCACTGCCTCTGACTGTTGACCTTTGTGCTTTCTTCGCCTTTTTAACTGCATCAGTTTTCACTGTCTGCTGAGTTTTTTTAGTGGCGTAGTTATCAAGCATTTCCTGCCTCAGTTTAGGATCGGCATAGACTGCCATGTCGTAAGCGGTGGCTAAATCTTTGGCATCATTATTATTAATTAATGCACCCATGCGATTTCGTACTGCCTCAAAATGAGGGTACTTCGCATTACCGCTTTCATCCTTCTCTGCTGCAAACTGGTCAATTAAAGACTGCGTGCTTTGCTGTTGCATATTTTGTTGCATATTTTGTTGGTTTTGTATAAAGCCTGACAACTGAGCAACCTGCTGTTGTAGGGCTTTCATTTGCGGATCAGCGTATTCATCTTCTGTAGCTGTGTCATCATTGACTGCTGTCAGATCAACGCCATAAGACTTGGCAAGCCATTTTAATGCCTGCTGTGGGTCTTCACGCAAATACTTGTGTGCAGAAAACAACTGTCTTGTTGCATCTACGTCATCCATTCCTGCCCTTTGAAAGTCATCTCTAAAAGGGCCGTAAATCTCATCTAAAGCCTCATTGCGTTTTTTGTATTTCGCCAGGCCTTGTGTTTTTTTAGTATAGTCAGATTCCATTGCATCATATCTTTCCTTAAATAGATGCTGTACTTCTGGCTGCCAACTATCAAACTTTTCCTTAAAGTCTTTAGGCCAGTGCTGCGGTGCAGTCAGTGCCTCTAATTCTTTTACTTCTTCTTCCTGTTGTACTTCTTCTTGCTCGTCACTATCCTCTGCCTGTACTTCGGACTCTTCAGACTCTTCGCCTGGCTGTTCTTCTTCTTGTACATCTTCTGTCTTTTCCTCTTTTTCATCTTCGCCAATTAGTGCGTTAGATATTTGATCTCTTAGTGACTGCTTTTGCTCTTCTGCTGACTCTGGATTATCCTGAGTGCTATCGATTTGCTGTTCTTCCATTGTTAATTTCACCTCCATTAGTGCCTAGTTCAACAAGATTGTTACGTTTTAAAAATTCTCTGTGCTGTCTTCTGCCACCAATCCACTGCATATCTACAAGGTTTTTATATGGCTCAATGTCGCTCATTAGCTGTACTCTTTTTTCCATAATGGTTTTCTTTTCCACAAGTTCACCATTTTGCATGACGTATGTTTTTTTCATTAGAATCCATAGCCTCCTGAGAAGCCTTTTACGGCCTTTTGTTTTTCTCTAACTGTCTCTCTAGCTTTATTTTCTGCTGCTCTATTTTTTTGTCTTTCTTCATCTCTACTGCTGTCATCTTTAGGAACAAGCGTATTGACTGCTTTTTCAATAACTTGCTTTAAAGAAACAGATTTGGGTTTAGGTGCAGGTGTTGGTCTTTTAGCTGTAACAGTACCACCCTCTTTGGCTGTAACTGTGCCACCACGCTTGGCAGTTACTGACCCTTCATCTTTAGGCTTGATAGGGCCTTTAGCAAACATATCATCTAATCTGTTTTGCAATTCTAATTGTGTTTGAATGTCAGTATCAGGTCTTAGTGCATCATCAATGTTAATCTCTTCTGGTGGTGCTGTCTTGCTTTGCAATGCATCAGATAGGTTCTTCTGAAAAACCTCATCAGCATTAAATGATCCTGTTAATCCTGCAAAAAGAGTTGGAAATCCCTGTCCTTTATATTTACCGCCAGATGACACTGTATCTGAAAATGACATTGTACCCTGCTCACCGAATGGCGTTCCATCTAATTCATTTGCATAGACATGCCAATCATTACCATTCCATTTGGCTTTTGGTTTTAGTCCTGCTGCGACAAAGGCATCGAATTCTCTTTGGTGCTGTGTATTCCATCCAGTTGGTGCGTTACCACTGACTGTCTTTCCCCCAAACAAACCATCAGTAAGAGAAAGATTAGAGAGACTATCATAATCCAGACTATCGCCTTCATTGATGTCCATGCCATTAAAAACGCTCTGTTCCCCACTGTCTTTCACCTCCTGAAACGCAGGGCTAGTAGCCTCTGTTGCTTCGGTTGTAACTTCTTCGTCTGCTACAGCTTCACCCAATGCACCTCTTGTACTTAAAAGGTCAACGAGTGTATTCTGAGCATACCCTCTGGGAGTGAAAAGGTTGTTCTGCCCAGAATACGAGTAATAAGGTGATGGCAGTAATGACATTGGGTCATTAGGGTTTGCATCAGGAACTGTAGGAAAATAATTTTTAATAGCCATTATCCTGCCACCAACTTAGCCTTTTCTATTTCTAGTTTTTCTTGCTTTAAGCGTTCATCAGTGTCCGCTTTTTCTTTATCTAACTGCAATCTTGCAATTTTGACCTGTGCATCAGCCGCAGCCTGTTTTGTCTGAGCCTTTAGCTTTCCTGCTTCAACCTCTACCAATTTATCAGTTGGAGATGGCCCTTGCTGTGGCTGTTCCAATGCTTCTAAAGATTCTTCTAACTCTCTTGCACCTGGAAAGGCTTTTGCTGCAAATAACAGCATCTGTTTACCCTGTTCAAAGCCGATAGCACCTGATTGTACCAATGGCCCTAATGCCTGCATGAATTGTACTGTTGCTGTTAAGAACTCAGTCCTTTGTTTCTGATCGACTGCTGCATCGATTGCAGAAGATTCATCAGTATCAATTCTGACCCTGAAACATCTCATTCTGTCATCTGTCATTACAGCTACCATCTCTGGTGTTACTTCTAATGATGTTATTTTCTGTAAGACTTCTGGCTCTAAGTTCTCAACAAGCATTTCACCTTTCATTTCCATGATCTGGTCTATGAAACGCTCTACTTCTCTTTGCCTATTGACTAATCTTAATGAGCCAAATTGTCCTTTAATTCTTTGTGCGGTAGCGGTTTCTCTACTCGCAGAAGTACCTCTCATTAAATCGGAGATACCGACAATTTCATAAATGGTCTGCACAATGACTGTTCTTGACTGATACAACTGCTGTAAGGCTTTTATGATATTATCAAGCGGTGCTTCCTGCATAACATTGGATAGTCCGCCACCTGCTTGTAGCATCGCCATGTTATCCACTGGCACAAATTGATTATCATGGGCATCAGACAGTCTTTGCAATTCCTGAAAAGATGCATCATAGACACCCCTTCTTTTTAAGGCTTCTGTCAGTACACCTATTCTTGCTGTAATCAAATCCAGTTCCGCTACCTGATCCTCATAGATCATGAACTCTGGTACTGGTACTGTCGTTGTGGTAGTTGAAATTGCATATAAAGGTTCTGGACAAGGCCAGAAATTCAACAAATTATAAGGATCATCGTTCTCTTCTAATATTTTGTCTAATGTTGCTGCTGTAAATATTTGCTTAGAAGTGCGTTTATCCCAAATCTCATAAATCTCAGCCCTGTCTGAATCCATTCCCTTTTCATCTTTAGTCTGATAATCAGGCTTATAAGTTAATGGAATCTCTGCTGCTATTTTCTCACCATAAAAATCAACTAACTGCTGTTTTGTCATTAAATGCCTAAAAGCAATCCAGGATACATCATCCCAAGTTCTATTCGGCTCAATAACAAAGTCAGACCAGTTTACATATTCACAATAGATAGACTGTTCACCGACAACCTCTTCTTTTGGCCCTTTGACAAACAATCCTTGCGTATCCTGTAAGACCTGATCGGCTGTAAACTCTTCACCATCTTTGCTTGTAAAACGAAACGTACCTTCACCAATCGGCTGTGCCTCAATGGGTATTCTCTGTTCATCACCTTCAATGATTACAGGCTCATAACGCATGCGAACTGTACCACGCCCAACAATGAGCATATCCTCAATGGCTTTACGCATTGTGGCATCAAAGTTGTACATATCTAGCTGATACTGCAAGCCACGCTCAATCACCCTTGCAATCTGCCTACCCAAAGGGTCACCATCTTTAAAACGTCTGGTAACTTTTGGCTTTGGCGTTTTGAAATACAAAGCTGACTTTAACGTATCGACATTGCTATAAAAGATATTCATGGTGTGGAAAGGTCTATCCTGCCTATCTAAACCATCATCACGATATCTCTCAACTAAAGCCTGTGACCTTTCTCTCCAGGTCTGTTCAAAATTCCTCGCAAGTCTTATCTTATTATTCCAGAAAGCTGCTCGTTCATTATCTTTTTTAGGCTCTATTGCATCATTGTCTGCATATTGTGCCAATTACAATCTCCATTGTCTGGTTGGTCTTGCATTATCTAATCCTGCCATCATTTCATCGACAGTCGGTGGCCTCCACTGATCTTCTTCTACTTCTGGTAAAGGTCTTTGGTAGGGTCTAGCCATGCAGGCATATCTAGTCTCATCTGCCGCATGATCTTCTGATTTTGTATCTATGTCTTCTGCTCTATGCTTATCGTGCTGTAAAATAGGCAAAGTTCTTATAATATCGGTACAAGTCTCAAAGAACAGCAACATTGGCTTGTTATCATCACCCATTAATCGCTGCCGTACCTGATCCCAACCTGCGACCCTAGAATTATCTGCTCTTCTGAAACGCACTCCCAACTTTGACATTCGCTCGCCAATAGAAGGGCCAGATTCCCATTTCCAAACAGATGGATCACCGACAGAAAAATCGATGCGTTCATAGCCTTCTCTGCTTTTAATGCCTTGTGCCACTTCTTCAGCCGTCAGCTTCAAACCACGATCTGGGCCAGAAGCACCATACCATTCACGATACTTAATCAATGCACCATCTGGGAACTCATCCGACTGCTGTGCGACAGCGTACCATCCGACACAGAAAGGCTTAGACGATCCCCAATCAAAACTGCGAAACCTTAACCATTGCTCTGGTATTTCAAACGGCTTTATTACATGACGATCACGTCTGAAGACATCACCAAAGAAAGAGCCGATAATTAAATCCCAATCACCTTCTCTTAATGCTCTGGCAAGCTCCTCTGGCAAACCTGATAAAGATGCACCATAATTAGGGTCAATGAACTTATTGTCCTCCATTCTTGAAGGGATATACATTGACATCCAACCCTTATCTTCCTTATTGCGAGGGTCTTTCATCGTGACATCATAAAAATATGTCTCAGGCGGTGAAGGATCAATGTACAACGCTTTTAAGAAGTTGTGACTGATACCACCTGGATTAGCCGTCATTACCAATCTTGGCAGATAATGTTTCTGCTTCGGCTCATAACCACCAAGCCGTAATCTACTTTTTATGTATCCAAGCTGATAAGCAGACATCTGTCCTGCCTCATCGATACCTGCAAAATGTATTTCAGCACCCTGTATTCGATCACAGTCCGAATCTCGCTCCAGATACTGGAACTGAATATAAGAGCCATTAAAGAATTCAAACCTTTTTCTTGATTCAGAGAAATTACCCAGT